GAGAATTGTCTATCTTCATAATAACCTCCTAATAGTTGTTTAAAGATAAGGTAATTGTATCACACCCTTTCTACATTTTGTATCCTTTTTATGAACTTTTTTTCTTCGCCTAGTATCAGCTTATAAATAAATATGCCCTTCTTGGTTTCATACCTGGGAGCTCGCTGCATAAACTCTACGGCCTCTGTGTTACATCCTTCGTAAGTAGAGCTCCAAACCCGAGCTGTCCCGAGATGGCAGTACCCGACATAACCCAGAGCTTCTCTGGGAGATCTTGCCTCATTGTGTGAGGCTTCTGTGGTGGCTGTTGAATCGGTCATCATATGCTACTTTACGCCCGACCCGACATTAGGAACACCACCACATACACGCCAACTGTTAATAAGAAGAGCGTATCCATTTATACCCATGATTGCTTTATCGCATAACCGTCATCATATAGCACGCTTGACAGTGTATATATTAAGTGGAACCCCATGTCCATTCCACAACCACCAACAAATACAGCCTCTTTTTTTGTGTAACGCCAGTCCAGGTAATCTGCAACATAACCAGAGACGTTTTGAATTACACCTTTCTTGGGTGTTGCAAATACTTTTATGTGTCTGCTCATTCCAGATCTTGCGACATGAACAACTGTTGTGTAAGCTGTGCTTCCCTTAGGGAACCATTCTTTGAGTAACCTCTCCAGGTCTTTCTTGTCCATTTACTTCTCCTAATTTATAAAAGTTTATTGTACCTTCTGGATACAAAATGTCAACACCCTGCCCATCCTGGATCGCTGCCTGGGGGATCTAGATCTGGATCCTTGTGTTCCTATATGTGTGTTCCACTCACGCACTAGCAAGTAAACCCGACTCCCGACTCCCGACATAAAAAACCCGACACGAAGTCGGGCTTATTAGTGTAGGCAAAAACTACATCAAGATACTTCTTTAGCTATTGCTTTTGAAATTTCTTCTATTTGAGATTTTGCATTTGGCTTTATTAAAGCGACAGTAACTTTATCAGCTACTTGGTTTTTAATTTTCCAATCCATTCTAAAAAACTCCAATTTAGCATTGGTATATTGTGTTAAACCATTTATACCAACAAGACTATCTTCTGAATAGTTATTGTAGTTTTTGATAGCAAGATTAACTCGGTCAAGAGCTTCTGCATGTTTTTCTTCTAATAAGTCTCTTTCTTTGTTGATTTTCAAAACTGCATTTGCAAGTTTCTCAATAGCTTTATAGTCTTTAGACTTTCTTGCTTTCTCAACTTTGTTATCAAGTCTTTCTTTCACGCCCTCCATAATCTGATTGACTATGGCTTCCTGTTCAAATTTTCTAATTGTCATAATACTTCTCCTATAAAGTAAAAGTATATTCTACTACTTTTTCTACCTCTTGTCTACAAATAGTAACTTATAGTTTTAAGAGCTTTTCCCAGGGACGCAGCAGCCTCCCGCAGCAATAACCCCCAGGGAGCTGTGATCCTGTGTTATATTATGTGTATAGTTCAACCCGACCCGACCCGACACAATATCCCGACAACCCGACTGCCCGACCCGACTGGCTTTATAGCCATTTTGTGCATGATTTTTTTTGGAAGAGAGAGCGAGAGACAAGAGAAATGCGATTAACCCTTAAAATCCCTACATATAAATAAACACTATAATATTAATTAGATACATATTGTTTACAATAATGCTTGACATATAGGTTACAAATAGTATCATTAAAGAGTGATTAGAACTTCAGAGTGGTAGTAATTAATCAGTTCTTGAAACAGCCTGACCGTTTAGGATTTACCAACAGGAAGTGACCATAGGTTTTAATCACACTGGATTAACCATATATAATACTATAGGAGGTATACAAAATGGGAACGAGAAGTAATATCGCTTACGAGCGACCAAACGGGCAAATTGTAGTGGCTTATTGTCATTATGACGGATACCCAGAATATAACGGTGTAATACTCAATGAGAATTACAACACACCAAAAAAAGCAGAAGAGTTAGCCAATCAAGGCTATTTCGTTTCTCTTCAAACTACCATTAAAGATTCTTTAGAAGGTAGAAAGCACGAAGACCCACCAATGATATACCACTCATTACATTCATACTTGAATGATATCCAATGGGATATTGAGTGGATTTATATATTCAGACGTGGTCAATGGTATGTATGCGAAGGCATGGAAGTTGATGATAACTATAAGATACTTGATAAAGATTTTATAGAAAATGACTTTCAACCACTTGTAGATAAGTTAACTAACATACACTTACAAGAGGAGTCAGCATGAGCAACATTGATCGTAGAAAAATACCAAAACACCTACGCCACTTATCCGAGTGGCGTTTAAAATGTTTATTCTATTTATTTAGAGGAGGATTTTAACCATGTCAACATATTACAGACCAACAGAACCAATACCATTACAAGCAATAGAAGATAGTGAGTTTTTAAAGGATATTGGCTTTGAAGTTACTAACACAAAAAAAGCACAGTATTTTTATTGTGGTTCTTACATACATTTTTCACTAGACAAAGAGAACAATGTCATTGATTTGTATCGTTATGGTATGAACAACCCTGATCATGTTTTAGATTCTTTGAACCAAGAGTTTGAAGTTGATTTCGTTTCAGAACATGATGAAGAGTATGACGATTATGACCACCCCGATACACCCGTTAGAAAAATTATGATAGAGGATTTAAAAAATGTCTAACGTAATAACTAATAGCGAAGTATCAGACTGGCTTGATACCTTTGACGGGAATGACGCAGAAGTTTTACTTACTGCTATTGCAAACAATGAAATAAAGATAGAAGTTATGAATGATAGTATCTATGCTTTTAGTAACGGTTGGACAAAAATATCTAAGCGTTTTTATAAGGAAATGTGGAGATGATTAAAGCAATAGAAGTTATCAAAATGCGTAAGGACATAAAGCATTTAATTGATAAATATTTTTTTAGTAAAAGTTTACTGGCAGAAGCATTAGAAGTATGCCCTAAAGTTTTAACTGATTTAATAGATAAAAAAGTTATGCCACAAGATGATAAGTTTATGTCATTACTTACTAAAATAGACATGATTAAACTTCAAATTCAACAAGCAGAGGAATACGACCCTAATGATTGATACAGTCTTTTATATCACGCTTGGAGTCTATGCACTTGTTTACTTTGCATCTAATCCCACTGATGAAGAATAAATACTATGTTAAAATAGTTCCTTTTAACCCTGTAGAGCATGACTTGTCTAGTTTCCCTCAATTACTTCAAGTCAGCTTTACAGTCGGTTATCTAGTATTTCAAAACGATTTATTAACGCATACAGCTTGGTTTACCAATAGACGGGCTTTGTTTCGTCATTTAGATAAGTTCTTGAATAAATAAAAGTCTTAACATATAATCGGGCTAGGCGTGTCCGATTACTGTATATAAATTTCACATAAATTTTTCATACTTCTCCTCTTACTCTGATACGCCTTCTTTATCTTCCTTTTCAATCTCAGCATCATCATTTACCAGGGATGGATCTGGCTGCTTGTTTTCTATACTAGCCTCAACAACATTACCCATGAGCTGTTTAAGTCTGTTTTCAACTTCTTCCCGACTCATTTGATCTACTTTTCCGAACATTACCTCTTTACGATCAACAATTAAACCCCCGACTTTTAGCAAGGAATTCTGAGCAGAAATTGCAGCGTTAAACGAGCCTGCTTCTATCGCCTTATCCCGAATATCATACAGATCCTGGACAGCCCGATCATAGTTTAGTTCGTATTTCTTTTTAGCTTGGTTCATCAAATAGTTATATTCTTTGCGAATAATAGGCTTACTCATTAATTTATTAGCCATCTGGCGTGGAGACGTATAGCCTGCTTTATGAGCACACTCTACAAGTGATAAACGAGGATTATTGACTGCGATCCAGATAAAGTTTCGTTGTCTACGATTAAGTTTTTCGTCTAGGTTGCAGTATTCAATTGGAGCTTCTTCTTCTGAAGAGATGATAGGTTCATATTCTAATTTATTCTTTCTATGTCCCATGTTTGCATATTAGTCGTGGCGATATTTATATACTAGCTATCCCCACTTTATCCTAAAGTGTATTGAGAGGATACTTGATAAGAGTAAACCTAGTCAAGTATTTTCTTATATTTTTAAAGAGTTTTAGTTATTCTCTTGTGACAAAAATGAAAAAAATAAAATATTCGTCAAAAGCCCATTCTTATCACGTTTTTAGCTGTCATTTTATTTTGACAATAATAGACAAAAATCTATTTCTTGGCTGTTTTGTCAATATATTGCTCTAAAAGTTCATCAACTAGCTTAGAAACTTCTTTATCACCAAGCTCTAAACATAGCTGAGAAATACAAAAACTAAGACTAGCCAGGACAATGTTCAAACGATCTTCGCCTCGATAGACCATGTTATCAAACATACCATCAAGTCTGCTGATTACCTCTTGTAAAGTTGGTTTGCCTTGTTTATGTTTTATTTCAACAATTTTTGACATATCGCATCATAACACGATATTTTATGTATTGGCTAATACTATAGATCCATGTTTTTGTATATATGCTTTATTACTTCTATAGTCCAGCCGTTCCCTAAAAGTTTGTATTTTTGTGAATTTGATACAGGCATCAGATAATCGTCTGGCACTGTCTGAAGTCGCATACATTCTAAAGGCGAGAGCTTCCTCCAGGTAAGATCTTCATGTGCTACAACACTATCTTTGCCGACTGTCGTTATTGCGTTTGACTTATTATCATTACGTAGTTCAAGCATTTGCTTTGTTTTATTTGCAACTGATACACCATTTTTATCCATGCGTTTACCATCTTTATCGTATGCTCTACCACGAAAAGCACCACCAGTTACTACTTTTGGCTCTCTATGACCACCACCACAGGTTGTTACTGTGGGCGACTTACCTTCTGGACTGTAAACTCGTTTGATTTGATCGTGTCCCTTTATATCTACAGCAACACCTACCTGTTTGGGTGTTGTTACTTTAGGACTGTCACTTCTGCCTAGTATTGTGGGCGATTTGCCACTTGGGTCATATACCCTCCGTTGCCTTTCGTTGTCTTTGAGTATCTCTCTAGGTATGTCATATGCTTTTTTTGGCTTAGTTTCTATCATTTGTTCTTTATTTGATGCAGTTAATGTAGGTGATTTACCTTGATCGCTGTAAACTCTTTGTGTGCTTTCATATACGCCATCTCTGTATTCAAACTCTAATAATGCTTTGTCAAACTTGTTTGTTGTTATACCTAACACAAATTTAAGCTTAATCCATACTGTATCTTTCGGTATAGCAAAACTACTATCAGTCCTAAACCAATGTTCAGCCTTGGTCAAAGGCACATTACATTCTTTTGCTATATCTTTTATTGTCTTTTTACTTTCTTTTTTTGCAGATCTAAGCAGTTTTTGTAATGCTTTCTCGTCTACTTTATGCTTTCTTATCTTTACTTCTTCAACATTCATGCCTACTTTAATAGGCTTATTAACCAACTGCCTACAGTATTTATCCTTGTAATGATGGGGTTTGGCACCAGTTTTCGAATAATTAGCGTCAATACAATAGCTTTTATCTCTATCACTACTAAAATCATCTTCTAAAATGTCTTTTAACACTATACCTCTATCTTCTGGTTGTTGAATACCAGGTATGTTAGTCCAATAGTATCTTTGCCTGGATTGAGCACTTAGAAGCGAACTATTTATAAAGATAGGCTCTATACCAAATATTATTTCTGGATAACAAGCTGATACCTGTTCAGATATGACTTGTAAAAACTCTTTTTTCATCTTTACGTTTTCTAATAAAAATC